TATATGTTGTATCACTTGCAGCGCACCACATCATCTGTGCATGCGTTTCATCGGCACCCAGTGCCACACCTACATCTATTATAGTTTTGAATGCATACCACATCACAACTGTGTCTGTATACGTATCAAAACCAGCGTAATCACCTGCGATGATTCTATCTTTGCCATGTTGCGTCAAATACTGATAGGCAACTTCCCATTCATCACATTCAGTGTTCATTGCTGCAGCACATTCAAAAACATAGGGGTTATTCTGGACAACTCTACACAACCATAGAAATATACACCTGGTTGCCACAGTCCAGGGACCTTGGCTACCAAAGAAAAGGCGTATCTTGCCTACGTCATCCTTTGCTTGTGATATTACTTCATCTTTTGGAGATGCCTTAAATATTGGACGGTACGTAACGCCATCGCTGTATGTTTCTAATATGAGTTTAATCTCATCCATGATTTCATCACAAAATGTAAAACGATCTTTTTCTGTTTCAATACGATAATGCTTCTTACCTTTGTTGAATGGAAAACCCATACTGGTGTTCCAATTCAATGCATTAACGTGCGCCATACCATCATATCCATTTATACCTGTATCAATATCATAAATTTCAGCAATAGCAGACGGATCATTAAGCCTACTAATTATATCGTTAACAAATCCTTCACTTGCTTGTGCCATGATGTCCACAGGGAAGTAGTGAGCAGTCTCCGTGCGCATTTTAAACCCTATATACCATGGATGGTACTCCTTAAGCTTTGTGGGCTTCACTTTGGAGCACAATAAATTACGTTCTACCAACGCACCATGTATCAGACTTGGCATAACTTTGCTTTCGTACTTGGGCGGTCGTGAAACAATACCTGTAATAACCTTGCAAAAACCTTTTTCAACCTAGTGCACTGGTGATTTATGATTTATAGCACACACCTCAATCTTAGTGTCATGCCGGGATAAACGTATTTCACCTTGTTGACACAACTTACCAGGATGTATGTACTTGATATTATCTATGAGAAGATCCTTTGTAACAACTTCTGTCCCTGAACGTGGATTATCAGTTGGAGCATTGTCACCCAGAGCATGGATTCCTACTATAATTGGACCCATATTTGTAAATCTGACCACAGGCGAACCACAATCCCCTATCTTAGTTTGCACATCAGGATAACCTTGGTACACCAACCTATTCGGGGCACCATCAACAAACACAGGACATAA